CGTTCCTAATTCTCCAAATTATAGATGGCAAGTATTGAAATATTCTCTAGGAGAAACTATTATAAAATATCCAGAAATTTATTCATTTGCATTTTCACAAGAATGGAGTCTAGATGCAAATAATGAACAGCACAATTATTGGGGTGATTGGACACCTACTCTATATCCTAAAACGCATAGGGCGATGTTATATTTACCAGATTACAAATCATATGATAAAATGTCCTATAGAGTGTGGGGTGGTGATAGCGGAACACCTATATTGACTGTCGTTGATGGTGAGGTGATGTTTCATGGTATTGTAAGTGGGTTTTCTCCGTATTATTGGCCAGATAACTACCCTAATGCATGGCAACATGGCCTGCATCCATGGGAATGGTATGTAAACAAATTAATAGAAATTGCTGATGACAATGCGATAGCAATGGGGAGAATGAGTGAAAGAACTGGGTATACAGTCACTGTAGCGACTTAATAATACTCTCCATAAACAGAGGTATCGTTTTTATTCATATCATAAACATCAGTTTTACTGATATCGTCGATATTAAATGGGTATACCTTCTCATCACCTGTTAAGGTTGGATATATTGAGGATGATAATTTTCCACTAAATGTGTTATCGTAGACCTGATCATCACCCAATTCCTGTGGGGCATTGGTCGAACCATCAAATTCATATCTTTTCGCTGCAATCTTCCACACATAATGACCCAGCATTGGATTTATACCCGATCCAACATCTTGATCTAGGACTTCGCTGATACGAAATATTTTTGATCCCCTATTATCGGGTCTGTCGCACCCCAAAGCTGTTATTTCCAACAAATCATCGGATTTAGGCTCAATACGTTGACCATTTTGATAATAAAAAGACGATGCCAATGGAGTCATTACATCAGTGAAATTTTTTATTGATATATAAGCGGTTAAATCGTCGTTAGACTCCATACCCCATCTGGATAACGATATGGACTCTTCTAACTCAAGATAAGCTTTAATGACTATCGGTGTTGAGTATTCCTGAGTGGTGTGTTCACCATACAAAACATTCATGGCGGATAGGTTGAATCCATTTATATAATAATTGAATTCAACACCATAATTATTGATCAATTCGTCGAAACTACTTTTGAATATTGCCCTTTCTGCTTGGAAATTGCTTGGATCTGCGAATCCTCCACATCGCGGATTATATACCCCCGCAAAAATGTTTGAAGGTTCTAAACAAGAGAGTGGAGTGATTGGACAACCCATGAAATTATTTAGTATTGTTGGGGGATGCCTGTATTACTCTACCTACAATCATACCTCTCTGGTTTTTGAAGACCTGAATATTAGCTCCACTATTTTTTATATTGTTGAAAACCACTGGAAGATTCATGTTCATAGCGTCCTTTATCCCAGCCTCTTCTAATTCTGGATATGTTAAAATAGAACCAACGACATTCAATTTCTCATTATCTTTTTTATATGGGCCAACAGTATGCAAGTTCTTTTTATCTAAAATGTTGGGATTTTTACCGTTATGAGCCTGCAACGATTGTGTGGGTGTGCCATCTGCCAAATTGTGCCGATACTCCAACAACACATAATCATCAAAAAATTTCTTAAACGGTTTCACTATTAATATTTAATAAAAAAGCCTGCTGGTTAGAGCAGGCTTAGTGATATGAATATTGTTATATGAGATTATTTAAAATAATCAGCTTTAGCCTTTAGGGTAGAACCGGGAACTTGGTTACTCTTACCTTGTAAGGCATTAATCGGTGGTGCGCCGTCTTTGGTGCCAGTTTCATCTGTCACATCAGTTTTGGCTTTCCCAGAACCTTTTGGATTGGCTTTCCCACCAACTTTGTTGGATTTCGCTTGAAAAGCAGCCTTCTTATCAGGAGCGACTTTGGTTCCTTCTTCTTCGTCTTCCTCGAAGTCCATACCATCGTCTTCTTCTCCACCGAAGTCATCTTCTCCACCGAAGTCTAGATCGTCATCACCTTCACCAAGATCATCACCTTCACCAAGCGCACCTTGAAGAACGTCGATTAGGGTTTGTGCAGTGGCACGGTCTAGTGTGAATGTAACGCTATCTTCTTCTCCACCGAAGTCATCTTCTCCACCGAAGTCATCACCCAAATCTGAATCTGGAGTTGAATCATCTAAACCGAGGGCATTGATGTCATCGCCTTCTTGTGGTTGGCCAAAGTTTTCCTTAAGAACTTTATTGAATAGTTTATCAAAAGCTGAATTGCTCATATGCTTATTTAGCGTTTTAGTTGCTATTTTTTTCGATTCGATAAGTTGTTCCTCATCTTCCTCGTTATTATCTTCCTCATCATTATCTTCTGAGGATTGATCATCCTCCTCTTCCTCAGATTCTTCCCCTTGTCTTATATCTAATTGCTTTTTCAAATGACTTTTCGTTTTTTCATCTGTATCGGGATCATCGTATTTCTTCTTCATATCCTCGGTGGTCTTTTCGTGCTTGCTTTTGGGGAGATATTTGGATACATCGTCCTCTTCCTCATCCTCGTCGATGTCATTATATCCATCTACACCTTCTACACCGTCTTTTCGAGTCTCATCTTTCAATTTCCCCTCAAAAGACTTGGATTCTTTAGATTCTTTGATTGTATGCACAGAATTTAACATTTTTCCGTAAATATCGCCCAGTTTAATAGCATCATTTGGCTTCATTCATATATTTATCAATAAATATAAAATATGGGGAGACCTGCAAAGATTAAAGAACCGAAACTTTCCAAAAGAGAGATGTATTTGGGTAATCCAAATCTACCATCGACTGAAGCTAAATTTGAATATACCGCAGAAATGGCGGTAGAAATTGAAAAATGTAAAAATTCGATCACTTACTTCGCTCAAAACTATTTCTATATAGTAGAACCGGATTTGGGGAAAATACTTATTCCCCTATTACCATATCAATTAAGATTGTTGAAGGCGTTTGACGAGAATAGGTTTAATATAGTGTTATCGAGCCGTCAAAGTGGAAAAACCACCTGTCTCACCATACTGGCATTGTGGTTCACATGCTTTCACGATTACAAGAATACTGTCATTGTAGCAAACAAAGAGGATACGGCCAAGATGATTTTCAAAAGGGTCAAATTGGCGTATCAGGAGTTGCCGATATGGTTAAAACCTGCGGTTGCTTCATGGGGGCAAGAGAGTTCAGAATTTGCCAACGGTAGTGTTATCGGAATATCGACTACAACAGGATCAGCCGCACGGGGACAAGCCATTCAGCTATTATTATTAGACGAGTTGGCTTTCATCGAACCCGAAAGTATTGTTGAGGATTTCATGAAATCCGTTATCCCCACGATTTCCAGAGCAAAAACATCCCGAATTTTAATAACATCCACTCCAAAAGGGAAAAATAATGTATTTTTCAAATATTATGATGCTGCCACGAAAGCAGGCACAGATGATTGGAATGGATTCCACGCTGAAAAGGTTTTGTGGACTGAAATTCCGGGAAGGGATGAAGAATGGAGGAAAAAGGAAATAGCCAAACTGGGTTCATATGAAGCTTTTTCTCAAGAATATGACTGCGTATTTTTAGACGACGGCACATCAGCCATTGATGTTCAATTATTTGATGAATTGAAGAAAAATTGCACTGAACCTAAGCATATATTGGATGATGGTCACTACAAAATCTGGGAGGAACCAGATTCCTCAAGGGTTTATGTTGGGGGTGTGGATGTTTCGGAAGGTGTGGGTGGGGATGCGTCGGTTATTCAAATTTTAGACATCACCGACCTAAAAGATATACGTCAGGTGGCTGAATATCATAATAATACTATAGCACCATCAGAATTTTCTAATAAATTGCATGATATTTTATTAAATTGGGGGAGTCCCTTGGTTTTAATTGAGAGAAATAACCAAGGTGGTCAGGTATGTGATAGATTAGCTATCGATTTTGGATATGAGAAGGTTGTATCTTGGGGAGGTAAACAGGCACACAAGAATCAGTTGTTTGGTATAATATCACACACAAACACCAAACATACTGCTGTGTTAAATCAGAGA